GCGGCGGACGCGGCGAAGGCGGCGGCGGCGAAGGCGGCGGGGGCGGCGGCGGCGAACGCGGCGAAGGCGGCGGCGACGGCGTGGGCGGCGAACGCGGCGAAGGCGGCGGCGGCGGCGGGGGCGGCGTGGGCGGCGACTGCCGACAAAATAACCACAGAAGTCCTGTCTGCCATCGAAGCAAAAATTGTCGAAGTTGAAAATGCTGTCTGACAATAAATTGCTCGCTGCGTGGCGCATTGCGCGTCGCAATCTCCAATTCTGGAAAGTTGCAGAAAATTTTTTGCGTGTTGCTGTAACAGAACGATTTTTTCCTCATGCTATAAAAGGCGTGCAATACAGCACTTATGCGCCGCTGAAAGCTACGGTTAAATGGAACGTGTCTTTTGCCAAAGATCGCAACGTCATTATGGAAACGCTGGAAAAAATTGGTTTGGCTTTTCCGGACGTGCCTATTGGCTGCGTGATAGATTGGAAGCCACATCTTGTGCAAAAGGAATATGATGCTTTGCCCGAAGCTGTGCGTCGCATGTTCGATGAATGTATCACGATGAAGCCTGGCTTGCCTCAAGTTAGCTTTATCGACGAAAAAGAAAACGAAGAATGAAAATATACAATACAGCAGACGTTGCAACCGGCTTTCTTTGCTCTTTGATATACGGTTTAGCCGGATCAGGAAAAACGCCTTTGCTCGGTTCTTTGCCGAATCCCATTATTGTATCGAGCGAACCAGGCTTGCTTTCGTTGCGTTCATTTCGTTTGCCTTACGTAGCAGCGCAAGATTACAAAGAAACAATGGACGTGATAGCCTGGCTGAACAGCAGTAAAGAAGCTTCGCAATTTACCTCGATTGGCTATGATAGCATTAGCGCCACGTCCGAAAACATCCTTGCCACGCATAGGCGAAAATATAAGGACGCTAGGCAATATTCGCCAATGACAACTGCCGACACAATGGACATTGTTAATGGATTTATGGCATTGCGCGGACGCGAAAAACATGTTGTGATGACATGCAAGGCGACGGAATACATAGATCAAATAACAGGCGCAAGAACAGCGGAGCCGTTTACAGCAGTGCCGAAACTTGGCCCTGCTTTGCCATACCATTTTGATACTGTCTTGAACGTGCGCCGTATGCGCAACCAGGATGGTAGCGAAACACCTTATCTAACGTGCGGCGTAAATGAATATTGCCTTGCGCGCGATAGATCAGGAAAGCTTGCATTATATGAGCCAGCGAATCTTGCTCATATAATTGCAAAAGTTAACAGCTAGAATAAGGGAAATAGTAATGGCATGGTTTGATGCAACGCAACACGATCCGGCTACCGGCTCAGCCCAATGGCCGCTTGGCCGTCACATTGTTGCTGTGCGAAAGTCAGAACGCACGGCAGTAAAAGACAAGCCGCATGATGGCATGCTTGTTTTGCACTGCGAAGTTTTGGATGGTCCGCACAAAGGTGGTGTCTATCCGTATCGACTAAATTTGTGGAACAGCAACCCGCAAGCCAGCGAGATTGCCCACAAGCAATTGAGCGCGGTATGTCATGTGACCGGCGTGTATCAGCTTAACGCGCAAGGCCCGGGACAAGATTGCATGGAGCTGTTCGGCAAGCCTTTCGGCGTGATCGTCGAGCCGCAAACCGATCCGAAATACACGCAAGTTGTTGGCGTGACCGATACCAATGGCAACCCGCCGTCGCGCCAAGCCAGCCCGCCGCCATCGCAGCAGCCGCAACCAGGCTGGCAACCAAACGCCAGCGCGCCGCCAGCGGGTGCCGGAAACCCTGCTGCACAGCCGTCTTGGCAGCCTGGTGCGCCAGCCGCGCCCAATGGAGCTGCACCGCCCTGGCAGGCTGGCGGCCCGGCTCCTGGCCCGCAGCAAGGTGCGCCGTCATGGGCCGCACAGCCGCCGACAGGGCAACCTAGCTGGCAACGTTAACCGGATCGGTCTGGCTTGTGCCCTAAGCTAGACCGTAGGAGCCGGGCGTTTTGCCCTGGGACGCCCGGCTCCGCTTATTTTGGCTAAGCGGATTATCGTGTTGATATGGAGGCAGCAAATGCAGGTTAAATATGAACGGCAGCTCTTCGCTCGATGCCCTTCCGATCACGAGCCAGACGTGTATGACGTTACCATTGAGTCCACCCGAACGATCCTTGCTGAGGACATCAATGCTGCCTTTGATGAGATCGGCGCTTACGAGAAACACCAACCGCAGGAGGAAATCACAGTCAGGCTCGCCCGCAAATTTGCGGCCCGCGTGAAGACCGTTGGCTGGCATTATGGCGTTCGGACCGAAGTCGTTGCATGATTTACCTGAGTGGGGTGATCCGCAAAGAGCTTCTCGGAAAACGACCGGACCTTGGCTTCTTGCTGACGCCCCGGATGGGTAACGTCTTTGATCTTCAAGCGGGACCGTGGGCTGCTGATAATGGCTGTTTTTCGGCTGGCCAAAGTTTCGACATGCCTGCATATCTCGACTTCTTGGCAGCGAGACGTCATGCGGTGGCCAACTGTCTTTTTGCGCCTGCGCCTGACGTGGTTGGCGATGCTGCTGCGACATGGCGAAGGTCTGAATGTGCATTGGGTCAAATCCGGCAGGCGGGATTTAAGGCCGCGCTTGTCGGCCAGGATGGGCTGGAAGACCCGCCATGGGACGCTTTCGACGCGCTGTTCCTCGGCGGCACAACCGAATGGAAGCTTTCGCATACAGCTCGCGACCTGACGGCAAAGGCTAAGAGGCGCGGCAAGCACGTCCACATGGGCCGCGTAAACAGCGAGACACGCCTGCGCACAGCGGCCCTTTGGGGCTGCGACTCTGCTGATGGGACGTTTCTTGCTTTTGGTCCAGACAAGAACACGCCTCGGCTCCTTGGATGGCTCGACAGACTCAAGGAGCAACCTGAGATCGCCTTTGGATGACCGACTACCTCGACCTGCCGGGCCGGACACCTCATGGCCTTTCTACACACCAATCCGAATAGCCCCTATTTTTGGTGACACAAATGCGCGATGAAAACGGCGACTATGAATACACTTCTTTAAGCCTGTTTCGCGGCATTCTTTATGCTTTATTGTTTTGCTTTATTTGCTATGGTTCGTTGATTATACTGTGGGCAATATTGTGAACATTCGCCTTTCCGGCCAAGATCGCAAAGCCATAGCAGCGCAAATAAAAAATGACATTGAGGCTGCTTGCGTTGCTCATTTTGCCGAAGAACCGCGCCACCATCTAGGCGCGAGCGAAATTGGCAGGAAATGCGACAGGCGCATCGTTTACGGTTTTCGATGGATGTATCGGGAAAAATTCATAGGCAGAATGTTGCGTCTGTTCAACCGTGGACACAAAGAGGAAAGCCGCTTTGCCGATTGGCTGGCCTTGATCGGCGCCGCCGTAAGCCTGACAACGCCCGATGGTGTGCAGCATCGCATTGCAGGATCAGGTCATTGGGGCGGATCGTTAGACGGTATCACGCTACTGCCAGAACGCTATAATCTGCCTTCGCACATGCTGACTGAGTTTAAGACGCATAATGCAAATTCATTTGCCAAGCTGGAAAAATACGGCGTGCAACAAAGCAAGCCGGAACATTACGTGCAAATGTGCGTTTATGGTGCCGACAAAAAGTTGCAATATGGCATTTATATGGCCGTAAACAAAAACGACGATGATTTGTATGTGGAAATTGTAGAGCTAGATTGGCAACTTGGCGAAAAGTTTGCCCAACGCGCACAAAGACTGATTTACGCAAAAACTTTGCCAAATCGCATAGCCGCAACGGCTGCATATTCGGAATGCAAGTTTTGTCCTATGGCTGGCATTTGTCATCATGACGCGGCGCCGGATGTCAATTGTCGATCTTGCTGCAATGCAGAACCGAAGCCAGACGGCACATGGTTTTGTGATCGCTGGCAACAAGTAATCCCGAAACAGGCAATTAAGTTTGCATGCGGCGAGTGGAGCGCGTTTACGTGACGCAATTCGTTCCGCGCTGGTATCAGATAGAAGCGCATGATGCGCTTTTTCAATACTTCTTTAACAATAGCGGCAATCCGCTTGTCGCATTGCCCACAGGTGCGGGCAAAAGCGGCACAATTGGAATGTTTTTGCAAAGCGTATTAGCGACATATCCGCAAAGTAAGGTGCTGGTTCTTACGCATGTAAAAGAATTGGTGACAGGCGATTTTCGTGCGCTCATGCGTATCTGGCCGAACGCGCCGGCTGGCATTCACTCGGCTGGATTAGGCAAGCGCGATATTCACCATCCTATCATTTTCGGATCGGTGCAGACTGTTAACAAGATTATTGAGGCTTTCGGCCACGTCGATTTGCTTATCGTAGATGAAGCGCATTTAATCGGCGACGGCGATAGCACGTCTTACATCAAAACGATTAGCGCGCTAAGGCGCCGCAATCCGCATCTTAAAGTGATCGGCCTTAGCGCCACGTGCTGGCGCACCGGCATGGGCTTACTGACTAACGGCCCAATCTTCACAGATATATGCTACAACTTATGCACAGTAGAAGGCTTCAAACGCCTGTTCGCCGAAGGCTATCTTGTGCCTCCCGTAGCGAAACGCATGGGCACAGAATATGACGTGTCGAACGTTCGCATAACCAATGGTGAGTTTGCCAAAAACGAATTGAACGCCGTTACCAAAAATGAACAGGTGACATGGGCGGCGTTGCAAGAAAGTTTTGATAAAGGCTCTGACCGTGCCACAAAACTCGTATTTTGCAGCGGCGTAGAGCATGCGATATTGACGGCTGAAATGTGCCGTGCGCTTGGTGCGGACGCTCATGCGGTGCATAGCAAAATGCCGGATCAGCAGCGCGATGAAATCATGAACGCCTATTTTGCGGGCGAATTTGACACGCTGACTAATAACGGCATTGCCACGACCGGCATAGACCATCCGCCTATCGATCACATCATCGGCTTGCGAGCCACCGCGAGCGTAGGGCTTTTCTGCCAAATGCTAGGCAGGGGGATGCGGCCTTATGACGTGCCAGGCTATCACAAAGTCAATTGCCTCTATACCGATCACGGCGGCAATGCGCGG